CAGCATCAGGTTTTTCTGTATAGGCTACTGAGTTGTTAGCAAGGGCTCTCTCAGGATTAGTATCCCACCAAGCACCAGACTTAGCCATTCGTAATCTCTGGTCTGATAAATTAGATAGAGATATGAGAGCTGATCTACGAACACCGCCAACAACTACAACCTCTCCCGTCTTACAAACAATATCATGACACTCCATGGCATTTAACTTTCTGCCCTTGGCACTTCTAAACTTTTCTATAGTAAAGTCAAACAAGTTTACTAACGGTTGTGGGCCACTGGCTCTACCACCAAATGTTTTCAATCGCTGTCCGGTAGGTCTTACCTTGGTTACATTTATCTTTGGTATTCTATTTGTGTACAGGTAAGATATCAAATCTCTAAATGCTCTAGCCCATCCTTCTTTGGAATCAGCCACTGATATAACATCTTCTGTATGTTCAAACTCTCTATCTGGTATGGTAGGTAACTTATCTACGTACTGTCTTTCAACAGAAAAACCTACACCTGTGCCATTCATTAGTATGTACAGCACTTCATCGAAAGAACGAGGGCTGTCCACAGGTATATACGAACAGTTATATCCAGCTATGTTTTCTCTACGCAGTGCCTCACCAGCAGTCATCAATGCTCTCATAGAAGGCATGACAGATGTTGTGAGTATAGCATTCTCTATTCTATCCCATGTGCTATTCTCAAACTTCACACCTATGTTCCTGTCCACATGATCTGCAAAGAAATTAATCAATCTTTGTACAGTCTCAGACCACGTCTCCCTTCTACCCTCTTCAGGTTTCCATCTTGAGTATCGTGACATGTGTATAAACGACTGATACTCTGTTGGTAAAAAATTACTCTTCGCCATATTCCATCTCCAAAATCATTTCTAAATAGTGTATTGCTTTGTGTATATCTTTTGCACCATCACCTTTTCTCCTATGCCTAGTAATATACTTTAAAGCATTACCTTCACAAAAAGTCAAGTTGTTTTCCATGATGTAATCAATAGGCTGTATCTTACAATCTTTATAGTGACTACCGCCCACCTGTCTATTCGTAGCCATCTTAGCTTGCTTCTCTAAATTTGTTTTCTTAAACTCTTTCTGCTGCACAGTCTGTCTGATAGCTTCATCCATACTTTTAGGTTCACTCGCCATCAGGTTTCTCCGGTTGAAACTCAAACTGAATAACATTATCATCTTCTTCATCATCCTGTTCAAGAACGAATGGCTGTTCCACATCTGGCTTACTAATCTTTGTGTCTCTATATATTGCAATTTGACCTCTCTCTAATAAATATTCTGGTTCATTTAAAATGGATGCTGTAATTCCTCTCATGACTGTATAGCCATCTGTAACTTCTTTATTATCTGTGCTATCGTAACACATAAAATCTGTAGCACCATTAGGCTGGTCTCGTATGATAATCACATAAGAACCTTTAGGTATTACCTTTCCAAACTCTTTAAATATTTCTCTGTTATCAGACATCTAGCCACTCCTTTGGTAAAAATTTATCGCACCACTTGATGTCATATCTATCACACCAACCACCATACGTTGTTTTAGAACCTTTGTACAGCTTTGAATTAGCATTGAGAAACAAAAACCGTATGTCTAATTCTGGTTGCTGTTTCTTAATTATCAAATGCTTACCTCTATCTGGTGCTGTAAACTGCCCTTTTACTTCTATAAAAAAACCATAATCTTGTAGAAAAAAATCGGGTGTGTATGTACATTTTCTAATGTAGGATAAAGAACAGCTTTCATATTCATACTTTATCTTATGCTTAACCAGTTGCTGTGCTACAGTCAACTCAAAGTTCGATCTAAATCCGTGTGACTTCATACTCATAGTGTTCGTATATCCTTCGGTGGGTACATATCAAATATCTCTGCTGTCTCATCTCTCATAGTTCGCATGAGTTTGGGAGATTTCTTATCCATCTCATGCAACACATCCGTCCAGTTGCCTATGAAGAAACATACCAAAGCACCCCTATCTAACAAAGATTTCATACGACTCAAGTCCTCTCTAAACAATTCCATTTTCTCTTCAAACTGCATGTCTGACCAAAACCCAGTGTACATACTGCCATATTTATCGTCTACCATGATGTATGATTTTCTAATACGAATAGGCACACTTTTGTTGTTAGTTCGTACTTCTCTTACTATATCTGGGCCTGCCATTCTATCTTCTGACTCTGGAAATGCAAAGTGTACTTTATCATTCATAAATATATCACTGCGATTAATATTAGTTTGAAAATATAGAGCCATTTATATTTCCCTTCTTGTAAGTTTACTATACCAAACAGTCTTTGGATATTTTGCTGTAGAGCCTACTTTCTTATGCATGATAGAATCAGGCCAACATTTTCTCTTGAAGTCACAGAAACCACAGATGCTAGGCAGTAATCTGTTTCCTGTTTTCTTCTCTTGTTTGTATTCATCTTTGTATGTCTCTGCCGTATCTGAAAAACAGCGTTTAAACTTCTCACCATTTACCAAAGCATTTAAATTCTTACGTGCAAGTTGTAGAAACTCTTTCCTATCTTCATCCTGTACAATCGGTGCTTCACAGACAGTCCACTCACCACTTGCTTTGTTTATAACTATCCACCCACCAAACTCCTTACCTACAGATTCGCTGTACAGGTAACCTTGTGTGATATAACCAAATACATCATCACTTTTAATTTTCTTATATCCTCCCATCTCACCAAACTTATGATCAAAAGCATACGGACTTGCTGATTTGATGTCCCACACTTTTCCATCTATAATTATATCTAATGTACCATTCACTTGATTCTTACCAAGTTTTAACTTTACTCGTTGCTGTTCTTCTTCTACATTTACACCTGCCGATTTAAGAATTAGGATTGAGATAGCCTCAACAAGATCACCGAATATAAATCTAAGAATAGCATTATACTCAATGGCCTTCTCGACACCATCTCTTTCCATTTTCTGTTGGCAAAGTGGACGGCCTAAAGAGGACATGCGAGGCCTCCATTCATCAGAGGAAGGATTGAATTGCTTATGAATGGAAGCTACACACGCCTCTTTAAACTCGTCTACAAGTTTAGGGTCTAGCTCAACGCCCTCTTTCGAGACCTTACTGAGAAAACCCTGTACCTTTTGGATGATTGCACTATTCATTTACAACTGTGTCGAAGCTCTCTTTATCACCACGAGCTTCTTCATGTTTTTTCATGATTGACTCGTTGTAACCCTTCACAGTTTCCATAAATTCATGCATTAACTTATCATCCCCTTCAGTCCAGTCAGCTATCTGCCCACGAGGCGTTAGCTCTGCTTGAAAATAGATGTTCCCACCTTTCTTTTTTCGTACAGAAGACAGCCCGATAGTAGTCAACCACATAGGTTGTTTTTGTTTATGCAGGCTTTTTAGACAGTCGCTTGTCGGAACGAAGTTCGCACCCTTTGCGTACCACACGCAGGGAATTTCTTTCTTCTCTGTAGCTTTACCCTTTTTATCTACAGCATTCTCTAGTGTCACAACACCATAGATATTCTGGTTACACTTTACACTCTTCTGTAACACCCACTCAGGGCTGTCCTTTGGTAAAGACTCTAGCTCTCTCGCATCTAATCGACCACACTTCAATCCTCCTTCAGTGTCGTAAAACTCACTGTTGAAAGATGGTGCCTGTACAGTCATAGATGAGAAAGTGCTCTCTTCATTATCCCAGACTGAGTATGAGTACGTTCTCATAAACGGTCTGATCATTGCCTTCTCACCGTAGAATATACCATCGTCTGTAATCAAAGAGAAATGTCCACGAGGTAGAGCATTCCCTTCTTCATCCTCAGATGCGTGATTTATTGATAGTCTTGCCAACCCCTTGCTTGTTGTTGCTGGCATGTCTGCTGCCTGTCCAGTCATCTTCATCATCTCTTCAATAGATGCTGTTGATATCTTCTCAGGCAACTTAGTCTCCATAGTTGTTTGGTTCATATGTTTAACACTCCTTTCATGTCTAACCAGTTATTACCAATTTTTATTTCGATTCCAATAGGCATATCATACTCGATATTATACCTTCGTATACATTCAGACTTTATGGATAGCATTGCTGTCTTCAAAGCGTCTATCGCTAGCTCCTTCTCAGAGGGATAAACGTCAAGTACGATGGAATCATGTACTGTATTGCAAATTATAGTCTTCATTTTATTTATTGTCAACATGTTTTTTAAATAAACTAATGCGATAGGTAGCAAATCCGCTGTAGCAAAGCCTTGTACAGGATAATTTTTTATTGAAGTAGAGTTGGTAACACCGCCATGACGCAACCTATATGTATTTTCAAATGAAAAATGTCGTCCATTTGGCAAAGTGATTTGCTGTTCAGTAACAGCCTCGTTGCACAAGTCTTCGTGCCACTTGGTAACACCTTGATATTTATTTTTAAATGCCCTGTAATACTCGACTTGCTTTGGCGTACCCATCAACCCTCCGTATAAAGGCTTGAACGTATCTGCTTTAGCATCCTGTCTAGACACTCCTAGTATGGATGCTGTATAGGCGTGAACATCTACATCATTACCCACGTCCTCATACACCTTCTTATCTTTGGCTAAGAAACCTGCCACACGAAACTCAAGCTGTGAGTAATCACCTTCCATAATGTGACCACCGTGCCATCTACTCACCACCACTTTACGCACAGGAAATGTACCACCTCTTGGCATATTTTGAAAGTTTGGATTCCTAGAAGATAGTCTACCAGTTGACGTGACACATTGCATATACTGTGGATGTATCTTATCTTTACCATCCATTGCTCTCTCAATACCATCTATAAAAGTTTTCAAGTATGTTTTGATAGCATTATAGCGACTGTAAGATTCCACGAAAATTTTTTGTTGGGAATTTGCGGATGAAACCAGTTTGTCAATCATATGTTTATCAGTCTTAAATCCATGCACTGTAATGTCATCTACACTATTTACATTCATCTTAAAACCAGCTATCTCTTTCTGCCTGATGTACACCACACCCTTACCTCTACAGGCTTTACATATTCTTCTCTGCTTACCTATAGTGCCGTCTTTCTTCATAGCATAGAAATAACCAGAGCCACCACACTTATTACAAGATTCCATTTTAGTCTTGTACAGCAATCGT